CGATGCCGTAGAGGGGCTTGGGCATCAGGAGGTCGGACTCCGGTGGCACGACCAGCGTCACGCCCATCTGGTTCGCCAGCGTGGCGAAGAACTGGCAGCCGGTGCGCTGGTCGCCGTACTGGGCGCCTGCATCGGGGTGGCGAGGATCGTCTTGTAGTCCGGCGCCACGGCCACGCCCTCGTGGGTCCAGGTGTTCCACATGTAGTCCATGTCGTCGAGCGCGCCCTTCAGGAAGGACATCTGGTCCCGCGCGGTCTGCATCGTGGCCTCGGCCTGGGCGATGCGCGCCGTCAGTTCGCGCCGGCGCTCGGTCATCTTGATGGCGATGTGGTTCGACTCGCCGATGCCGTAGAGGGGCTTGGGCATCAGGAGGTCGGACTCCGGTGGCACGACCAGCGTCACGCCCATCTGGTTCGCCAGCGTGGCGAAGAACTGGCAGCCGGTGCGCTGGTCGCCGTACTCCTCGTTGGCGGCCATGTCGATGCCGTACATCCCGATCGCGGCCTCGGGCTGCGGCTGGCCGGCGGCTGCGGCTGCCTGACGCTCGGCGCGGATCTCCTCGAGCGCGAGGGCGAACATCCACGCGATCGAGCTCGTGAAGAAGTAGGAGCCGTACCGCTCGATCAGCGCCTGGGCGGGGAGCGCGCGCGAGACCGGGATCTCGGGCACCGGGGAGTGCATGTAGACCAGCGGGTGCTTGGCCATCCACGCCACGTACTCGGGGCTGAACCATGGCTTCTGGGTGTCGGGCCGGCCGATCACGCCGGGCTCCCAACGGTGCAGTTCGAACCACGCGTCGGTGCGGGCGGCGATCGAGTAGACGCCGGGCGAGCATCCCCAGATGCGCCACGTGGGGTCGCCGTAGGGGGCGAGCCGGATGGACGACGGGGCGCTGCCGATGAGCGCGATCTTCATGGTGGTGCTCCTCCTCGGTGCTGCGGTTGGCCGCGCGGGCGCCTCCTCCGGCGCCGCGCGCGGGTGGTTCTGGGTCAGGTGCTGGTCGCCCCCGCGATCGAGCCGGTGGAGAACGCGGAGAGCACCGCCCACACGGCCGTGGTGAGGCCGACCAGGTTGAGGCTGGCGCCGGCGTTCTGGGTCGACTTCAGCGTGGTGAAGCTCGAGCCGATGCTGGACAGGAACGTCTCGCTGTTGGCCGTCTTCAGGTACAGGGTGATGCTGGTCGAGCCGAAGACCAGCTTCTTCTCGACGCCCGGCACCGGCGGGTCGAGCGTGTAGACCGACGAGGAGCCGGCCGAGGTGCCCGCCATCACCGAGACCCCGAAGGCCTGCAGGTTCGTGCCGGTGGATTCCGCGGTGCTGGTCCCGAGGCGCACCTGCTCGGCGCCGACCAGCACGTCGAAGGGGGCGCGGCCGCCCGACTGCGCGGTGGAGAGGGCCTGCAGGCCGAGGCGCCGGCCGTGGATGCTGGTGAGGATGCGATCGCCGTAGCTCATGGTGGTGCTCCTTCTGCCGTGGTCGGTCGGCTATCCCGGACGCGCCCCTCCCCTCGAGATCCCCGGAAAGCGCATCGATCCCCGGGGTACCGTGATCGTTGGCGGCTATCCGCCCATCTTCCACCACTCGGCGGTGACGATGCCGCTGGTCTGCGCCACCACGCCCATCGCCGTCACCCCCCCGAGCAGGCGCTGCAGGATGCTGCCGTTCACGCCCTGGGAGAGCGAGCTCGTACCGGTGGTGGCGCCGAAGCTGGCGCCCGGGACCACGGCCGCGGTCGACTGGAAGTTGGCGAAGAACTGCAGGGCCGCGTTGGCGGTGGACTGGCCGGTCAGGCGCACGTGCGTGGCACCCGATGGCACGTCGAGCGTGCTCGCGGTGCCGGCCGAGAGCACGACGGCGCTCATCGTGTCCGGGGGGAGCACGATCTGGTCGGTCGGGTGCATCAGGCCGATGTTGCGCATGGCTGCCTCCTGGTCGGGGCTTGGTGGTGCGGCAGCGCGCAATGTAGCACCCGGCGAACCGGGCGCGCAATCTCAGGCGGTGGCCTTCTTCTCGGGCTTGGGGGCGGGCGTGGCGGCGGCCTCGCGCGCGCCCATCGCCAGCGCGAAGGCCATGCGCCGGGCGAGGGTGAGCAGATCCTGCGGCTGCTTCTCGCCCTCGCCACCCTCCGGTGTGGGCTGCCCGGGCGGCGGGTCGCCGGGGCGTGCCTCGCGCCAGCCGGCGCGGGTCTTCATCCAGAAGATCTGCGCGACCGGCACGCCCCCCGGCCACGCGGCGGTGCCGGTGGTGGCGTTCTTGAAGAGGCTCTGCGCGACGAGCGAGGTCGCCACGGCGTGGCCGCTCGCCAGCTCGGCCTGGAAGTGCGCGCGCAGGGTGACGGGGCTGATGGGGCGCCCGGTCTGGGGGTTGATCACCAGCTGCACGATCTGGTCCTCGCGCAGGCCGAAGCCTGCGGAGGCGCGCACGGTCTGGCGCTGGTCGGGCGTCGGCTTGAAGCCGGTGCCCGCCGGCCTACCGGGCTTTCTTCGAGGCGCGCTTGGCGTCGCCGGCGCTGGCCTTGCGGCCGGCGCGTTCCTTGGCGATCGCTTCGAACGTCCGCTTTTCGTCGGCATGGATGGCCTCTTTGCCGGTCAGCTCCTGCCACCTGCGCACCCCGGCGTCCACGTACTGCGGGTCGAGCTCGATGGCGTAGCCTACGCGTCCGGTCTGCTCGGCCGCCATGATAGTGGATGCGCTGCCCGAGAACATGTCCAGCACCGCCTCGCCCTCGCGGGTGCTGTTCCTCAACGCGCGGCGCGCGAGCTCGCGACGGGCTTCTGGGTCAGGTGAATGCTCACGCCCTTGCCGTGGCCGTTGTCGCGGCCGACCTCCCAGACGGTCTGCGCGTCGTGCGTGGGCTCGAGGTAGGCGGTCTCGCCCTTCAGGGGCTCGAGCGTGAGCGCGATCTCGTGGTTGTCGAAGCCGGTGAGCGCGAGGTCGAAGCCCATCGCGCGCAGGTCGATCATCTCGGCCTGCAGGATGGTCTTGTCCCACCCGCTGTCCTCGGCCAGGCGGTTGTCCGCGATCAGGTAGGCGCGCTTCTCGGCGGCGGTGAGCCCGGTGAGCTCGATCACCGGCACGCTCTTCATGCCCAGTTGCCGGGCCGCCTGCAGGCCGCCGTGCCCCTTCAGGATGCCGGCCTTCTCGTCCACGAGGATCGGCACCACGAAGCCCACCCGGCGGATCAGCGCGCACAGCTTCTCGATCTGCTCGGGCGGGTGCTGGCGGCTGTTCTTCTCGTAGGGCTTGAGCTTGCCGACCTCGCGGTATTCCAGCTTCAGGCGCCGGTCGAGCACCTGCGGTTTCGGGTTCTTTGCCACGTCGTGGTCCCCTTTTCTTTATCCCGGTCAGGTAATTAGGCCTGCGCCCGCAGGCTGCGGCGCACCACGTGCTCCCACGTCACCGGCGTGCCGGCCGGCGCGTCCTTCAGCAGCGTCGCGCCGAGCACCTGGCCGATGAAGCGTGGCGCGATCCCTTCGGCGGGGCGCGCGCTTCGCACGTCCCCAGGCACCACGGTCTCGCCGGCGCGCAAGCTCTTGGCGAAGTAGAGGCTGCGGCGCAGGCGCCGCTGCGGTGCCTCCTCGTCGACGGGCCCGGTCACGTCCCGGCCGATCGCTTGGGTGACCGCCCTGCACTCGCGCACCATCGTGGCGAGCGCGTCGACCTGCAGGGAGAAGGCGTCGTCCAGTCCGCCTGCGGCGTCCAGCTTCACGTGCTTCTCGATCATCTGGGCGCCCATCGCGGCCGCGGTGATGGCCACGCCCATGCCTTCGGTGTGGTCCGAGAGCCCGTAGCGGCAGTCGAAGCGCCCGCCAAGCCCGCGCATGGCGGCAAGGTTCGCGGTCTCGGGCGGCGCCGGGTAGGAGCTGGTGCACTTGAGGAGCGTGATGTCCTGCGCACCGCCCGCGCGCGCGGCCTGCACCGCCTCGCGGATCTCGGGCTCGTCGGCCATGCCGGTGGAGATGATGATGGGCTTGCCGGTGCGGGCGATCGCGGTGATCAGCGGCGTGTCCACCAGCTCGAACGAGGCCACCTTGTAGCGCGGGCATTCCAGTTCCTCGAGGAACTGCAGCGCCTCGACGTCGAAGGCGGTGGAGAAGGCCTCCACCCCGAGCGCGCGGGCGGCCTCGAACAGGGGCCGGTGCCAGTCCCACGGCGTGTGCGCGCGCTCGTAGAGCTCGGCGAGGTTGCTGCCCCGCCAGGGCCCGTCCTCGAGCACGTAGCGGGTGTCCAGCACCATCTTCCCCGGCGCCCAGGTCTGCAGCTTCACCGCGTTCACGCCGGCGGCGGCGCAGGCCTGGACGGTGGCGATCGCGCGCTCGAGGCTGCCTTCGTGGTTGGCCGAGAGCTCGGCCACGATGTACGGCCGCGGCAGCCGCTCGCGGCGGCTCATTGCGACTGCTCGGCGTACTGGCCGAGGAGGCGCGCGGCCTCGCGCATGGTTTCCTGCGAGAAGTTGCCGGTGCGCTCCTCGTGCAGGATGCGGCCGGCCAGTTCCTGCGCCTGCTGCCCCATCTGGGCGCGGGCGGCCGCGCGCATCGCGCGCTCGCCCCCATCCTCGGTGGATTCGCAGGGCCGGATCTCGTTGCCGGCGCTCACCACGTTGCCCTTGTCGTCGAGGATCACGGTGCCCGCCTCGGCCACGGTCACGATCAGCCGGCCGGCGCGCTCGAGCACCGCGATCGCGGGCTTCTGCTTCGTGTAGTCGAAGCTCGCGCGCATCTCGGTGCGCTCCTTGTCGGTGATCACGCAGGCGAGGGTGTTGCCCGCCTGGTGCCGGTAGTGCCAGAGCAGCGCCATCACGTGCTCGGCCTTCACCGAGGCCGGCTGCGCCTGCGCGGCGGGTGGAACGTCCTCGACGGGCGTGGGTTTCTTGCGCGGCGCCCGGGGCGCGCGTGCGGTTTCGGTGCTCATGCTCTCCTCCTCGACGGGAGCTCGTAGGTCACCTGCAGCAAGCGCGCTCCCTCGCGCTCGAAGAAGGCCCGGCTTGCCTCGTTCGCCGGGTTCACGTGCGCAAGGATACGCCCGCGGTGACGATCGCGCAGGATGTCCAGCGCCTCGTGGGCGAAGCCCAAGTTGCGCCAGCCGGGGTTGATGTAGATCCCGAACTCGGACTGCTTGGTCAGGTAGCAGCAGCCGATGATCTCGGGCGACACGTTGCGCACCCGCTCGATCAGGTACCACGCCCGGTACGGGCGCGAGGCCACGAACTCGAGGTGGCGCTTCATGGTCGGCAGGCTGGTGTGGCTGATGTTGGTGCCGGGTTCCTTCAGGCGCTCCTGCAGCACCCGGTACAGGTAGGCCGGCGCCCTCGTGTCTCGGTAGACCGAGACCAGCCGGCAGCGTGGCGCTTCGCTCACGCGCTCGCCCTCGTGCGGTAGGTGACGATGTCCCGCACGGTCGACACCCCAATGCCGTGCCGGCGCGCGAGCGTGGCGTATCCGCCCCCGCCGCCGTTCCCCGCCCGGCTTTCCTCCTCGTCGTACTCCTTCCTGATCTGGCGCACCTTGGCGTCCGAGACGCGTGCGTTCTGGTGGTCCTGGCCGATCCGGTGGCCGGTGTGATTGCGCTTCATGCCCTTGCCTCCACTCCGTTGTCCTTCAG